CCGACGATTGTTGAACCCGATCACCTCGTACTTCACACCAGTACGGTCAATGGCCTCAGCGATAGCGGCAACGCACTGCTGTGCAACGTACGCCTCACGACCCGACATCGAACCCGATAGGTCAATCAGGATCGTCAGCGCAGTGTCGATCTCGTTGCTGTCATCGCGCATCTTGAACACGTTGGTGCGACCTGCATACGCAGACGTGAGACGACGTGTATCCAAGCGACCCTGCTCACGACCAACGTCCCAGTCACGCTGTTGCTTGGCCACCAATGCACGCTCTAGCTTGCGACGCATCACGTTCACGTCACCCGCCATACCCGTAACCATGTCGTCGTAATCCTTGGCCTTCTGGTTGGCCATGAACTTGCCGTACACGCTGTCGTCACCACGCACATACCACTCGTCAGCCTTGCTGTTCATCACGCGGTACGTACCCTGCTGTGACGTGTTCGTGAGACCCGCTTGCTGTGCCATGTTCTTGACCATCGTGGACATATCGAAGCCCTCGTAGACCTCGTCATCCTCACGTCCGTGGCCTGCACCTACGCCTTTGGGTCGTCCGTCAGCGTCCGTATCACCATCGTCATTCCCAGAGGGTTGGCTCCCGTGACCTCCATCGCCTGCATCGCCGCCTTCATCAGCGCCCGATTGCCCAGTTTGGCCGTCAGCTTGAGCGTCATCGTGGCCGTCTTGATCTCCACCTGACGCATCGGCTTCTCGCGCATCATCTCCGCTATCTCGTGTATCACCATCATCGTTCTCCTGTGGCTGTTGTGATTTGTAATCGCCTGTGCGTATCGACTTCTCGACAATGCGTGCGAGGTCGATCACGTCTTGGCTGTTGCGGCACGCATCCAGTCCCGCAATCCAGTTGGGCAACGCATTGCGCAGGTCATCGTCGAGCAAGTCCAAGCACTGCTGACAGGTCTCGCCACCGTAGTGCTTGCGACCCTCCCACGTACAAGCGACAGCGGCGACGAACTTGTCGTCACGCAAGCGCTCGTCACCCGCAGGAACCTCACGCAGGAACTCGCTGTTCACCGCATGCGTAGTGGCACGCAGGTTGGCTTCAGACCCACGGTACTCATCCATCACACGACGCTCCAACCACACGTCTTCCAACGCATTGTGGATGGCACGCAACAACGTGTTGCCTGTCTGCTGACACTCAGCACCCAACTTAGCCAACGCATCGAAGTCGCTATGGCGTACGTGACCCGCTTCATGGTCAACGTAGCCACGCATGATGCTCTGCTGTTCGTCAGTGATACTGGCGTCCATATCAAGCGCAGGCAGGATGATGGTGCTACCGTTCGTGGCCGCACCGTCACCTTGAAACACCACCTCGACGTCATGCTTACGACCGAACACCGCAGACGTCTTGCCGAGTTCGTGTTGGAATAATTCGCTCTTCATGTGTCACCTCCTTACGCAAACACGCGATCCGCAATGCCCTTGAGGACAGCACGGTCTTGCGCAGTTGCACGGTCGAGAATGGTTGCTTCGATGGCCTGCTGTACTGCATGGCTCTCCTTGGATGCGGGGAAGTACGCAGTGAACGTCGCAATCGCATGGCCAAGCGCCAGATACGCACGTGGCGAGATGGGCTGAAGCACTTTGGAGTTCTTGAACGCTTCCAGATGCTCGCCCACATACTGGTCGAGACGCTGACGCATAGTCTCCGACAGCGATGGACAGCGTGCGGCGATCAGCTTGCGACGGTCAGCCGCGTTCATGTAGTCAACGTGTATCCACACAGTGAAGCGATCGAGCAACGCAAGCGATTGCGGACGCGCACCTTGATACATGCCGTACTCGTCACCTTGGCCGACGGTGTTGCCTGTCGCAAACGCACGGAACATCTTGTTCGGCTTGACCATGCGACCGCCATCCTCAGTCAACAGCAAGCCGTTGCCCTCGAACGCACGTTGCATCACATACGCAACGTCTGGCCTTACGAAGTCCAACTCGTCGAAGCACCCGATGTACGGGCCTGACATCATCTGCGGCAGGATACCGTCGACGAAGCGCGAGGTAGTCACGCCACCATCGTTGGCCAACACGTCACGACCGATCAAGTCCATGCGAGTGATCTCAGAGTCGAAGTTGACACGCATGAATGGCCAACACAGACGTGCGGCAACCTGCTCGATCAGCGTCGTCTTGCCCGAACCTGTGTGACCGTGCAGATAGGCACGCTGATTGGTAATCAACGCATACAGCACACGCATCAGCTCGAACGCACGGAACACGTAGTCACCGTCAACCTCTGGCACATGCGGATGATCGCCATCCCACTCCCACACTGGCACGTCGAAGTTGAACGCTTCCTTGCCACGCGTCAGGCCGAACACGTCGTACGCCTTGGCAACCGTGACCTTGCCGCTCGGTATCTCACCGTTGGCAACGGTCTCGGCAGATACGCTCACGGACGTCATGGCAGACGATGCACGTGCCTCAGCATCCTTGACCGCTTGCGTGGCCTGATTGAGTTGGTCGATCAGTTCACCGATCGCAGGCAAGCCTGCCTGAGCAAGCGTGAGGTCGATCAACTGCGACTTGGTTGCGTCTGGCTTCTCGTACGCAGTCGCCTTGGGCGCAGGCTCGTCAGCGCTGTGGCACAACGCATCGAGTATCTCCTCAGCCGCAGGCGTTAGTGGGTTGCGAGTGCTGACCTCACCACGCAGACGCATGGCATGCTCGACTGCCGTATGCGGGAAGTCGTTGTCGTACTCGTGTATCTCTGCGATGGCCTCATCGAACGCGATACCGTGTGTGTCCATGTACGCATCAACAAGGTCGATGCACTCCTGTAGGCCGAGTTTGTAGCTCATGCTTGTGTCTCCGTTGTTGTTTGTGTTGGCTTTCACCATTGCGATAATCGCGCCTGCCTTGGCGTCGGTCAGCTTGGCAGGACGACCGAACACGTACGCTGTCTTCGAGCGTGACGAGGTCGCAGGGACGCCATGGCTAGACGGGTTGGTGATTGCTTTCAGGCACTCGTCGTACGTGACGTCACCCGTGATGAGCGCAATCTGCGTGGCCTCATCGAGTGCGTCGCGAAAGCCCGAAATGGTTGGGCGTGGGCTGATTTTGCCGACACCCGAACCGACCATCGGTGATGCGCCAAAGGCGCGCTTGATGTCGTTGGTGTCGATGTGCTTGCGCTCAAGGATGAACTGGCATCGCTTGCGCAATTCGATGCGTCGTTGCGTGAAGTCACTGATCTCCAGTATCTCACGCAGGCGTTCTAGGCGGTTAGTCATGGCTAAGCCCTCCGTCAGGTTCAAGGTCAAATTCCGAGGCAGTTACGCCTCGTACAGGAAGTCCCTTCGGGACTCCTGCGCGTAAGGGAGACACCGTTGGGTGTGTATAACCTGCGATACACTGCAAAGTCAACCACCGTTCGGTGTCTCGTTGTCGCCGTATGCGTGCTGTGCGCACACAAAAGTTCGGCAAAGAAAAACGCCGACGTGCTTGCGCACGCCGACGTCTGCGATAGTCCGTGTTCATCATGCCTCCAGAAGTTCCCACGCATCCACTGGCTCTGGGTCTTTGCGTGTCACCCCGCGCAACTCAAGCACGCTGTGCCAGACGTCCTCGTCGAGCGTCATGGTTGCGTCCACGCCGTTGTACCGTGCGACCGTGGCCATCTGTTGGCCCTTGCGTTGGTACACGCTGATGCCGTGTTGGTTCAGCACAGCGTTCAAGCGGTCACGTGTCGTCGGTGTGCCATAGCCTGCGAACGTGAACATGATGTCGTCGTCGACGATGCGCACGATCTCGTGATCGAACAGCCAGATCGACGTGCCGTCTGTGCGTGTGTTGCTGACGGTCAGCTTGCGGCCTTGGCCCCAAGCCTCCGTGATGCGTTGCGTTACCTTGCGCATGGGTTAGCCCTCCTGTCGGTTGCGGCGGAATGAGCGGATTGGCGAGTCCGTGCCGTCGTCGATCTCGACGATGCGTGGCGGCTCACCTGCGAGTTCGCGGACGGTCTCGATGAACAGACCCGCGTCGACGTCCTCTTCGAGGTACATGTGCGTGTCGGTCACGTACGAGTATTCGCTGAAGTCGGTCAGGTCTAAGCCCACGATTGCGAGCGTTGCGTGGTCGACTCTCAGCCACCCATGGCCTGCGTCGTAGTGAAATTCGTATGCGTTGTTCATGGCTTTCGCTCCTGTGTGAACGTGAGAAACAGCGAGAGGCCGAACGACGAGTTGTCGATCAGCCTCTCCCACATGAAGTCCCTTCGGGACAGTGCGTGTGTGTGCGTGCGTTAGGCGAGACGTCGCAACATGGCCTCGGCTTCGGCTCGCGTGCGGAACTTGAACTCGATGTAGCCGTCGAGGATGTTGCGGATCGCATAGCCGCGTCTGTGCGTGATGATCTGGTACTTCACGGCTCAGTCCCTCCATGGCATGAGGACGCACTCGCCCGCGATGTAGCCGCCGTCTGCGGTCGGGAATTGCTCGCCACAGCCCGTGACCCAGTTCACGCCTACCCATGCGAACATGGCGGCGATGATGACGGTTGCGAGAAATCCGAGAACGGCGTCGACTATGCGTGCGCGTGCCTCCGCGTTGAGGCGTCGTTGGCGTCGGCTTCGTGTGTGTGTGTACATGGCGTGTCTCCAAAATTTGGACGAAAAAAAACCCACGCATGCGTTTGCATGCGCGGGTCTGCGTGGGTTGGGATTACTTAGCGCGAGCGGCTACGAGTGCGTCGAAGAACGCGGCGAAAGCGGCGTCATCCAGCCCAGCAAGCTGGGCTACGAGCGCGTTGGGGTTGCTTGGCGCTTCGGGCTTGGCCTTCGCAGGCGCTTTGCGCTTGGGCTGAGCCTTCGGCTTCGCAGGTGCGTTGGCGGCGCGGACAGCGGCCCAAGCCTCGCGCTTGGCCTCGCCCTGAGCGGCGTAAGCCGCCACACGTGCGTTGTCGCCTGCCTGCATGGCCTTGGCGAGGTTGGCCCAACGTGCGCGCTTGGACACGTCTGCACGAGCGACGACCTCGGCGGTGATTTTCTTGCGTGTGGTCGCGGTCTTCGCGTTGACGTATGCGGTTGCGTATTCGCGTGCGGATTTGTTCATGGCAAGTTCTCCTGTGTGCGTTTGCCTGCGCCTCACGGGATGCGAGACGCCGAGGTCAGCGAGCCGACCTCTCGCCCAAGAAGTCCCTTCGGGTCGCGCACGCGTATAAGGGACGACACAAAAACCGCCGTTTTGCTAAGTTGTTGAAATGGCAGGCATGATGGGCTTCTAGCCCATTGTGCGACCGCACGAGCGAGAGGAGTTCAAAACGTCTGGCGACCCCAAAGGGGTCTCACACCCCTGACAAGGGTGCGAAAACACAGCGAAATCAAGCACTTGCGGCTCGTGTGCCGCGCTGTGTGGCGCGAAATCGCGCGATCGCTGGCAGGGGGGGGCGGGGGTGTCCCGCCGTTTGCGATCCCGGCTGTGTAGTGACTCCCCTACCGCGCGAGTAATCGGAGCAAAAATTGAAAACGTCTAAAGCGAGAAACGGATATTCAGTCGAGTTAAGATGCGAAGCGTGTGGAAAGACGTTCACAACCAAGGCAACCCATGCAGAGCGGCGCAAATTCTGCTCCATGGCCTGCCGCAGACAAGCACCTGAACTGAAGAAGATGAGCAAAATGACCCAATTAGCCACAACCAACAAACTAACCCCGGCTCAATCAGCCCAAGTCCGTGGCCAAATAGCAAGTTTCGTCACAGACCAGATCAATGACGCCCACCAAGTCGTCATGGGAATGAAGGAATGGAACCCAACCCAAGCCCGTGTCTTCGGTATGCTCCTAAATAAGGTCGTCCCAGACCTCAATGCGTCCTTCGTTCAGCACGAACACACCACAAAACAACTCACAGACCTGTCCCGCGAGGAGCTAGAAGCCATCGCTCAGGGCATTTCGACCATAGATGTAGAGGCAACCGAGGTAGAAAACGATGACAGTTAAGAACATTCAGGCAGACGCGCTCAAAACCAGCATGTCTTTGCACGAGTTCGGCAACGCAATGAAGCAACTCAACCTAAACGGCATCCCAAAAGAGAAGCATACCGCCGCAATCATGGATCATTTGATGCACATCATGGCCGAAACCGTACACGACAAAGAGAAAGCCCAAGAAATCCACATCAGTCGCATCCTACGTCAACGCAAACATGGCTAAACTGTCCCAGTCGCAGGTCGCAAAGTACCTGCTGAAGCTCCGTGACGCGCAAGAAGGCTTCAAAGGCTTCGTCCAACTCATGTATCCCGACTGGGAACTTGCAGACTTCCAGCTCGAACTCATCGACGCCCTCGATAAGCTCGAAAAAGACGAACTCGGCGTCAACAACCTACTAATCACCATGCCGCCGCGACACGCCAAGTCCACATTCGGCACTGTCCTGTTCCCCAGCTACTTCATGGCGCGCAATCCGCACCGCTATATCATGTCCTGTAGCTACAACAGCCAGCTCGCCACCGACTTTGGCCGACAAGTCCGCGCAGTCGTCGAAGAAAAGTCCATCACCCAAGCCTTCCCCGACTTCACGCTCTCAACAGAGTCCCGCGCCGCAGACGTCTGGCGCACAGAGGTCGGAGGCGCGTACTTCGCAGTGGGTGTAGGCGGTACGACCTCCGGTCGACCAGCCAATCTCCTGCTGGTGGACGACCCGATCAAGTCTCGCGAGGACGCTGAGTCCATGACCCAGCGCAACAAGACATGGAACTACTACACCTCTGCGCTCGCCACTCGTCTGCAACCAGAATCCAACGGCGCGCCCCCAAAACAGATCGTCATCCTCACACGCTGGCATCCAGACGACCTTGCTGGCCGCATCCAGCAAACCGAGGACTGGAAGGAAGGGCGCTGGAAGCACATCAACTTCCCAGCCATCAAAACCATCGAAGGCAAGAAGATCAGCCGCCGCTCCCTGCCGCCAGACGACCCGCGCTACGTAACGCCCGAACAGAACACAGCGCTCTCCGCGTCAAAGCGCTACGTACGTGAACAGACCGAAGCCCCACTCTGGCCTGAACGCTTCCCGCTCGAAGACCTGAAGCGTCGCCAACGCCTCAACCCGCGCGAGTTCGCATCCCTCTATCAGCAACAGCCATACATCGAGGGCGGCAACATCATCAAAACGGAGTGGTGGCAAAAGTACCCTGGCGACCTATCGCCAGAAAACTTTGTCTCCCTCGTCATCACAGCGGACACGGCATTCAAGAAAACCGAAACAGCCGACTACTCAGCCGTCTGCATTGCTGGCATGGACCGCAACGGTGACATCTACATCGTAGACATGATCCGAGGAAAGTGGGACTTCCCAGAGCTAAAGCAGCGTCTCATTCGCGTAAACAATCGCTGGCTC